ATTGGGTAGCTCAGCGTATGGTGCATACGATACTGGATCTATTGGACCTAGTCAAGGACAACAAGGTATTAGTCAGTTAATGAAACTGTTTGGTAACTCTTCTAGTGGTTCAAGTACAGGTGGTACTAGCTCTTCTAGTTCACCTCTCAATTACTTTCAAGCACGTAATCAAAAGATACAAGAATTACAGAAATATATAACTGGTGAGCCTCCATTGACTGGTATTGGCAACCAAGCTGCTGTCTCTCAAGATGCTGAGAGGCAAGCACTAGAGGGTTCTAGTACCGATAAGAATAAACCAGAATACGTAGCTGACTCAAAACCAGTTGAAGTGTTTAATGATGAAACAAGTGAAGGATAATATATGGCAAACTTAGCGCAAGCCTTTGCAGGTGGATTTGAAAGTGGTCAAGCTATAGGCGATACTATTGTTGCCGATCGTGATCTTAAACAAGCTCAATCTGAATCAGGTCCTGGTGCTGATCTATACACGACTTATCAGAAGGCAGGCCAGATGGCTATGCAATCTGGTAACACTCGTGTAGCAGATAAGTTTCTTAAGCAAGCTAATGAATATAAAGGCGATGCTCTTAAACTTAAACTTGATGAGATGAAAGTTCATCATGAAGAAGTTTCTGACTTTGAACGGATTATTCGTACAAACGATAACCCTGATTCTCTTAAAGCTATTATCGCTTCTTCTGATAAATTAAATCCACAAGAGAAATTAGAATACACTGGTCTTGTAGACAAAGCACAAAAGAGTGGTAAGTGGGCTGAGTTTCATAAAGCTATTGGTGAGACTACTCAAACATACCAACAACAACAAGCTACTCAAAAGGCAATACTTGAACAACAGTTAAAGGAGCAACAAGCTCTTTTTAATAATAATTACAAAGCACAAATGCTAAATATTGCTGCTGGTAAAGCTGCAGGTAAAGGTATTGGCAAACTATCTCCAGAAGATAAAGAATTACAAACCGAATTACACGAAGATGTTCGTGGTATACGTGCAGATGCTAAATCCGAAATTGATGCTACTAATAAAAACTATGGTTTAAATGATGCTCAAAAAGCAGCTAAGATTGTTGGTATTAAAAAGAGGCGTGATGATGCTATTAAGGCTGCTCGGGATGAGTTTAAACATCGAGATGATGAAGAGAGTCCTGAACCAGGAAAAGCTAAACCAACGAAAGAGTTTAATTTAACACCTGCTATTAAAGCACAAGTTGAAAAGATTGATATTAAAAACTTATTAAAAGTTGCTGATGATCCTAAAGAACGTGAATCGTTTGATCAACACTATGGTCAACCAGGATTAGCTGATGCATTAATTAAAGATTCTAAAACAGAAGCACCTGCTCCTAAAAAAGAAGTTGAATCTCCTTTACCAAAAAAACCTGGATACAAACGGGTTAAGGGTAATCGTGGGTGGACGTATGAAAAGCTAGTCGGTAGACAAGCAGCAGCAAATAAAGAAGGTCTTTAATATAAAAAGGATTAGGTATGGACTGGGCAGGTAAACCAATAGATTTAGGAACACAAGGTGAAGTAGTTCGTGTTAAAGATGGTGATACTGTTGAAGTTAAAACCAAAAAAGGTATTATAGATGTTCGTCTATCCGAAACAGATGCTCCTGAGTTTAAACAAAAAGGTGGTATCGAAGCTCGCAAAGCCTTAGAAAATAGAGTACTTAATAAACAAGTTACGCTAACAGGACAACGTCCTGACCAGTATGGACGTACTGTTGCTTCTGTAGATGTTGATGGTCATAATGTTGGTAAAGATATGATTGACGCTAAAGAAGTTAAACCTTACGGCGAAAAGATGTCTTTATGGGATCGTGTTACTGGTAAGATAGATCCTAAAACTTATCGTCAAGAAGGCCATGGGTCTGGTCATTGGGCTGGTAAACCTATTACTGAAACAGAACCCAAAGCAGTTTCTACTCCTTCAGGTAAGTGGAAAGGGGCTGCAATAGATGAGGGTCAGTCTACAGAGAGGGGTATTGTTGGCGACATTAAAGCTTTTGGCAGATCAGCTATAGAGAGTCAACCAGCGTTAGCTGGTGGTGTTCTTATGGGTGAGGCTGGTGCGGCTGCTGGTGGTATTGTAGCAGGCCCTGTGGGGGCTGTTGTTGGTATGCTTGGTGGTGCTGTTATTGGTGGTATCCTTGGTGAAAAAGCTAAGGATGTTGTTAAGAGTATGATCCCTGAAGAGACACTTAAGAAGTATGGCTTTGATGAAAAAGCAGTAACTCAAGAAGCTAAAGAACATTCTAAGTCATCTCTTGCTGGTCAGATTGTTGGTGGTGCTGGTTGGTTTGGTCCTGGTAAAGTAACTGTTGCTGAGCGTCTATTTTCAGGTGCTTTTGGTACTGGTATTGAAGGTGCTGAACAAATACAAAAAGGTGAGTTTGATCCAGCTAGATTAGCAGAAGCTGGTGTTGGTCAAGCTATCTTTGCTAAATCAACTCGAGCTACAAAAGCAATTGCTGATAAGTTTGGTAACACAGAACGTATGGCTGCTTGGGAACTTGCTAAAGATCCTGTTGCTAAAGCTAATGCAAAACGTAATGATTACATTCAAAATCAACTTGATAAGCATAAGAATGAATCTAAGGTTGATGAAGATGCTAAAACATCTCCACTAGTTGAAGCTGCTATTCGTGATAAGAAGACTGGTGCTGTTGAACGCATGGGTCCTAAGCATGACGAAGCTCGCAAAGCGGAAACTAAAGACACACATGAACAAGGTTTTCTTGATGGCGCTGGTAACTTTCTTGAGCGTAAAGAAGCTCTTAAACGTGCAAAAGAAACAGGTCAAATACCTACTGGTAAGAAGCTAGACTTTCCCGAAGAGGGATTGCATAGTGGTGATCTACGTGATTCAGGTGATCCTGCATTTCAACTTGATAAACCTCGACAACCAAAAGAGGTTAAGACTAAACTTGATCGTGAGAAAGAGTCTTGGGCTAATGAAGGTAAACCTAAGAAAGTTAAGAAGGCTAAGAAGGAACAACCAGAGAGTAAAGACCCAAGAGATACAGCTGGTCGTACTGATAAAGGTGAGCCTGGTTCTATTGATCCAAAAGTTAAAGATGTTAAAACAACTGGTCCCAAAGATGATTCCTTACGTATTGAAGCACAAGCTCGTAAGATATATCACACACAAGGACCAGAGGCAGCTAAGAACTTTCTTGAAACTAATACCCCACATGCTGAACATATTGTAGAGAATATTAAGAATGGTATTGGTATTAACATTAATGAGGTAAAAGCTAAGCAACGTCTAGCTAATATCTTTAAATTTAAAATACTTAAAGCAATGCCTAGTGCAGAAGATCGTAAAGCTCTTCCAAAGGCTATTGAAGAGGGTATTACTTTATCAGAAGAGCATGCTAAAGTAGCTAGTGATTATCAAGAGATGATGCATCAGATTGGTAAAGAGGCTGAGAAGCATGGTGTTATTCGTGGCCTTGTTGAGAACTACGTAAGTCGTATGGCTAAAAAAGCTGGTATGTCTGAGGATGAAACAAAAGGGTTTATTGAGTCTATCATTAAAACCCCAGGTGTACAGGCAGGTCTTAAGCCTGGTTCTAAGTTTGCTAAAGAACGTACTATGGAATCGCTTGATCAAGCTACCGAAGCTATGCGAGCTAAGGGTCTTGAGATTGAATCTGATATTGCTGAGATTGCACACGGTTATATGACCGATATGTACAAAGCAATTGAGGATAGAAAGCTAGTTAATAATCTTAAAGTTACTAAGATTGATACTGGTTATGCTATGATACCTCCAAAAAGCACAGAGATACCTTATGGGTATAAGGTTATTGATCATGGTCCTTATCAGGGATGGTATGTCCATCCTGACATTAAACCAGCATTAAACTTTGTTCTTGGGGCTGCTGAGCCTGGTGTTTACATGAAAGCTATTATTGCAGTCAATAGTGCTATCAAACGGTCTAATATTAGTGCCTCTTTGTTTCATGCTAAATCGCTCTATGAGGCGTTTTTACTGGCTAAGCCATACCTAGGTAAGGAAGCTTGGAAAGGAAGCCTTAGCGGGGTCTTAAAAGTCCTTAGAGAGGGTGGAGAAGGGGATATAGCAGACTATGCTATCCGTAAAGGTGGTTTAGAGATGGGTATGTCTAGTGTTGAAGACGTAAGTCATACAGCATTGGAAGCGTTGGGCGAACAGGCTGACAAGTTAATGGGTAAGTACTCTGATAAAAAGATTATGCAGAGAGGTCTTGGAAAGCTTGAAAAAGAAACTCTTGGTCGCATTGATAGTTTTACTTGGGATTATTTACATGATGGTCTAAAGTTACTTACATTCTCTCGTATGCTAGAGAAAGCTGAACGTTTACATCCAGATGTTCCTCGTGATGTTCATGCTAAAGAGATTGGTCGCTTTGTTAACAATAGTTTTGGTGGGTTGAATTGGTACGATATTGCTAGACAATCAAGTAGTAAATTTGAAGAAGGTCTTAAAATGGCAGCGTACTCTCCTGAGGGTCGTCGCTACCTACAGGCTATCTTGTTTGCTCCTGACTGGACAGTATCAACACTACGTGCCTTTACAATAGCTTTACCTAAGAATCTTTTAGCACCAGATGTTGTTGGAGGTGTTAAAGGTATGATGCGTCCTAAAACACAAGCTGACTATGCTAGACTTTATCAAATGAAGTTTGCACTTACTTATCTTACAGTCCTTAATGGTGTTAACATGATTACGGCTGGTCATCCTATTTGGGATAACAAAGATAAGACACGGTTAGAATTTAAGGATGGAACTACTATGCAAGCTACTAAGCATGCTATGGAATGGGTCCATGCTGGTGCTAATACTGATAAGTTTATTGCAGATAAGCTAGGGTTTTTACCTAAAGCGGCTGTGGTTGGTGTTGGTGGTCTTGAGTATGCTGGTCCAGATGCTCCTAAACTTGAAGATCCATCTTTAGGTGGACGTGCAAAGGCAATTGGTAAGACATTATTACCATTTAACGTACAAGCTTATCAAGGAGCACCAGAGGGTGAGCGACTTAAACGTACTATATTAGGTACTCTTGGTATGCCTGTCTATGGACAAACCAAAGCACAAAAAGCTAAAGCCAACTTTGAACGAAGACGGCGAGACGCTATACGTAAAATTAAAGAAGCACAAGGAAACTAAATGCGTATTCTAATTATCGATGCATCAGGCGTATGCCTTGACTTTGCTTTACGGTGCCAGAACTTTGGACACACTGTAAAGTGCTTTATTAGACACAATAAGGATGGCAGTCGCTCGATGGTCGGTGATGGTGGACTCATTGAAAGAGTCTCTGAGTGGGAGAAGTATATGAACTGGGCAGATCTAATCTTCTGTACAGATAATATCTTTTACATTCATGGCTTGGAACGTTATCGTGATAAAGGTTATCCAATCATTGGTCCATCTATTGATACCAATCGTTGGGAACAAGACCGCATGCACGGTGCAGATGTAATGGAGAAGGCTGGTATTACAACCATCCCATCCACAGTATTCAAGAATTACGATGAGGCTATTAAACACGTAATGGATAATCCAAAGCGTTACGTTAGTAAGCCTATCGGTGATGGAGCCAAGGAACTATCTTACGTTGCTAAATCAGCAGCCGATATGGTCTTTATGCTACAGAAGTGGAAGAAGAGTAACGCATACAAAGGCGACTTTATCCTCCAAGAGTTCCACGGTGGTGTTGAATTTGGCGTAGGTGGCTGGTTCGGACCTGGTGGTTTCAACAAGCAGTTTTGTGAGAGCTGGGAATTTAAGAAGTTAATGAATGATGATCTTGGTGTCGCTACAGGCGAGCAAGGTACTATCGTTCGCTATACCTCCGAATCTTACTTGGCAGACCAAGTTCTCAAACCGCTTGAAGACTTTCTTCATGGCTTAGCATATACAGGTTATATTGATGTTAATTGTATCATTGACAAAGATGGCTTTCCTTGGCCTCTTGAGTTTACTATGCGACCAGGCTGGCCGCTCTTTCAGATTCAACAAGCACTGCATAATGGCGACCCCGCTCAGTGGATGCTCGACCTTATCAATGGTGAGGACACACTACGTACCAGCAAGGCAATTGCTTGTGGCGTTGTTATTGCTATCCCTGATTATCCTTATTGCAAGATAAGCAAGAAAGATAACTCCGGTTATCCTTTGTTTGGCTTGACAGAAGAGGACGTAGTCAACGATGTTCATTGTGCTGAAGTCATGTGGGGTAAAGCCCCAAGCATGTGTGACGGTGAAGTTAAGATGAACACACCTATGTTTGTTACAGCAGGTGATTACATCTGTACTGTATCAGGTAAGGGTGCTACTGTAAGCGATGCTCGTGAGAAGTGCTATGGTACTATTAAGAAGAAGATTGAGATTCCTAATAGTGTTATGTATCGTACTGACATTGGTTGTCGTTTAGAGAAACAACTNGACGTGTTACATGAACATGGCTACGCTACTGATTGTGATTGGGAGTAATTATGGCTAANAATTTGCTCCCCCCAATNCCACAAACACCTATTGGTGAAGAGTTCTCTTGGCGTGATTGGTTTAGAAACCTTGGTAACTACATTCAAGTAGCACAGACTGGTGGATCACCTTGGACTATTATTCAAGGTGGTACAGGATCAAGTACTGCAGCAGGAGCACGAGCTAACTTAGGTATTTCTACCGTAGGTCACACAGGAGCTTATGCGGATCTTACTGGTAAGCCTACAGGTTATAGTGGTACAATAATAACATCTAAGTTAACCCCTATTACTGGTTCTAATGGTAGTATGACTTTTGTCAATGGTATCTTAACATCTCAAGTACAGGCAACATAATAGATGAAGACATCACAGCAAGGTATTGAACAGATCAAGGAGTTTGAAGGCTTTAGATCATTCCCCTATCCAGATGTGGGTGGGAAGCTATCAGTAGGCTATGGACACCTTATAGTCCCTGGAGATGGATGTGTAGCAGGCTCTCCCATTACTATGGGACAGGCTACAACACTACTTACAGAGGATGTTGGTGAAGCAGAACGTTGTATAAATGCAACAGGAGTTGTTGTAAATCAGCAACAGTTTGATGCTCTTGTGTCGTTTACATACAACCTAGGTACATCAAACTTCCTTAAGTCTACTTTGTTAAAGTACCTTAAAGAGGGTGATATGGAGTCTGCTGCTATGGAATTCCCTAAATGGGATGAAGTAGACGGCAGAGATAATGAGGGGATCTTGAAGCGCCGAATGGCAGAGAAGAGATGCTTTGAAGGAGAAGGATATGTGGGATAAGATTAAGGCGTATGTCAAAGGAGCCTTTAAGTCCAAGACAATGTGGTTTAGCGGGCTTATAGGGGCCCTAGGAGCTCTTAACGATAACTCCCAATACCTACATGCCATGTTAGACGATGTGAGCTTTAACGAGCTTATGATCGTTATTTCACTGGCTATTGCTCTTCTACGGATTCTCACGAATAAGTCATTGGTGGACAAGTAATGTTCCCACTACCGATATCCGTATATGTTTATGCTATTATAGCTCTTGTAACTGGTGGTAGTTTGTGGTATGGACACCACGAACATAATGCTCTTGTTGCATATAAACAACACATAGCAGTCGAAGTCCAAGCGCAGACCGATAAAGTAGAACAGGAAAAGAAAGATGCTCAAACAGTTACCACTAATATTGTTGACGCTTATGCCGCTGCTCTTAACAGGGTGCAACACGATGGTTCCAGCGGAATGTTACGTGTTCCCAACACCCCCAGCCCAGCTTATGGCACCGTCTGCACTCCAGACTTTGTCAACGCAGCCAACGAAACAGAAATCCAACTAGAATACCTGAAGCAATGGGTAGAGGAACAGTGTAGGATTGGTTGTCAGAAGCCATAGAAAAAGCCACCTTTGCGGGTGGCTTCTTTATTTGTACTACGACTGTTGTTCAGTTACAACATGTTCTGCAGGCTCTGTATCAGGTTGCGGTTGTAGTGCCTGTAACTGTGGAATAGCTTGAGCTTTAATCTTGTTAACAAGCTCTTCACAGACTTCCATAGGAAGCTTACGTAAAGCACCTACAATTAACTCTACTTCTTGTACTGTATGGGTTAAATTAATCATTCTTTTTCCTCATGTTGATTAGTACCACGTACGACTTCACAAGGATAACTGTCTTCCGTCTTTTTAGCTTTAAAGATCTGATCCCAATTGTTGTCAAACGTCTCTTGGTCTTGCGGGGCAATAGGCTTGTCGCCTTTGCCACCGTCATGTCTACTTCTACGCATTACTTCTCCGTCATAAATATTACTCTAATAAAGATTAGATGGAAGATAACAATGGTGTACATTTTATTAT